GAGAACTTAACAGGGGTACAAAGTGTAACTTTTAAGATGGCTAACTCTGTTCAAGAGGTAAAGGTAAGCCAAGCAGTTACCATAGATGACGCTGCAAATGGTATTGTTAGCTACGAATGGCAAGCGGGAGATACGGATACATCTGGGACATTCTTTGCAGAGTTTGAAGTTATAAAATCAGACGGTAAGAGAGAGACCTTTCCTAATACTGAGCCAATAAATGTAGTTATTAAAAAGGACGTTGTCTAATGACAACATGGACTAGACATCTATACGAACATGACCCCCTAGCAATAGCTAAAGGTGAGTCAAACTATCTGTCAGTCCGTAATATATTTGGCTACCAAGAGAATGTAACCACTAACTTTATACCTGCTTGGGAGTACGCTACAGCTTATACCTATCCAACCTCTGCTGTAACAATGGATGTAGCTAGTACAGATGCTGCAAATGATAATGGATATACTGTTCGTATTATAGGATTAGATGCAAACTATGATATTATCTCTGAAGATGTAACTATACCAGCTACAACTACTAAAGCCTTCTTTAGAATTAATGATATTATCTATTTCAATACAAATGGTAATCAAGGTCTAATTACAGTTTCCAATGGTGGCACAGTTTATGCAGCTATAAGAATTGGGGATGGAAGAAACCAAGCCAGTATCTACACTGTACCCGCTGGTCATTGTTTCTACCTATACCGTATTGATGCTTTCTCTAATGACAGTACCTCTCCTAAGACTGGAGTATTTAAGAATTTTACACGAGATAGCAACGGAGTTACTTTTAATGTAGCTAGAACTACTTTTCAGAACCAGATGAATATTCAACGTAGATTACCTTTTAAATACGATAGTACAACTGACATACAGTTTCAACTCAGGACTAAATCTGGAACACACGAAATGAACGTCTTCGGTGAAGGTGTGCTAGTGAATGAAGAATTGGATGACTAATGCCTAAGACAGCCCTTAAGAATAAAATGGAAGAGCATAACAAGAAGTCTAAGCATAAGGTAACTATGCGTATGCTTGAGGCAGTATATGACAGGGGTGTAGGTGCCTATCGTACAAACCCCCAGTCAGTACGTCCTAATGTGACTGGTCCAGAGCAATGGGCTATGGCTCGTGTCAATAGCTTCCTTAAGATTGTCAGAGGCTCCAAGAAGGCTAATCACGACAAAGATTTACTACCATCAGGTCACCCATCTAGTAGTAAGAAGTCAGTAACCAAAGCTAAACTAGCTAACGATGTATTCTCTACTGAGATGGAAGCTAGAGCTAGGAGTATGGACATGGGTTGTGAAGGTAAGATCCACGTACACGACTCTAACGGACAGGCGGTATACATGCCCTGTGGTAGCCATGAAGAGTATCTAGCATACTACTCACCTGATGAGGTAGCAGAGGATTCAGTAAGCCGCTTAGACGCTCTCAGAGCTATCGTACAGGAAGTGATGAAGGAAGAGTTCACCAAGGCTGAGTACCAAGGTGAGAAAGTAACTTTAAACAAGCCTCGTCGTATTCAAGGTGGCAACAAGAAGTTTGAAGTATTCGTGCAAGATGGTGATAGGGTAAAGAGAGTTACCTTTGGAGATCCTAACATGGAGATCCGTAGAGATGATCCTAAAGCCAGAGCTAATTTCCGCTCCCGCCATTCTTGCGATACCAAGAAAGATAAGACTACAGCAGGTTACTGGTCTTGTCGTATGTGGGAAGGTGGAACATCAGTGTCCGAACTTACTAAAAGTGTTGAAGGTCAAATCCTCAAGGCAGATGACGAACAGCGTCTAGTCTACGGATGGGCCTCAGTCGTTACTGAGAAGGGTGAGCCAGTGGTTGACCGTCAAGGTGACGTAATCGAACCTGACACACTCGTTAAGGCTGTCAACAGCTTTATGGAGCATATTCGTGTCGGTAAACAAATGCATACAGGGGATCAGATTGGGGCGGTTATCCACTCCATGCCTATCACTAAAGAGATTGGTGAATCCCTTGGCATTCAGAGTGACCGTGAAGGCTGGATTGTAGCTTTCAAAGTCTATGACGATAATGTCTGGGCAAAGGTTAAGTCTGGTGAACTTGCGGCCTTCTCTATTGGAGGTCGTGCAATCAAGGAGGACTATAGTGCCTAACCTTTTAAAACAGCTTGAACTGGAGGAATTGTCTTTGGTGGATCGTCCAGCAAATGCACAGGCAATGGTCTCCTTGTACAAGCGTGATAATTCCAATGGAGAACCTATGGAACATGAAGTAGAAAAAATGTCTGACGATCTAAAGGCCAAATTGAAGCCATACATGGATAAAGGTATGTCTGAAGAAGAAGCCATGAAGATGTATCAACAGGACATGAAGAAAGCTGAAGATGCAACCATTGAAGAGCTTGAAATCGAAACTCTTAAGGCTTCTGAAGTTGCTCTTAAGGAAGAGAACGAGCGTCTTCGCAAGTCTCTCATCGACAATGGTTATGTCATCAAAGCTGACGTAATTGAGAAGAAAGTCGAACCTGAGTATGTAGAATATGACGGTGAGCAAATCAACAAAGCTGACATCCCTGCGCCAATCCTTAAGGCTCTGGAAGAAGCTGAAGTTGCTAAGGCAGATGCTGAACTGACCAAACGTGCAGAAGAAGCTCTACCTAACTTCAATATCGACGTAGCTAAAACACTCATTGCTAAGTTCGATGGAGATGAAACAGTCATGGAAGCTCTGAAGGGTGCTGATGCAGTATTCGGAGAGTCTATGGAAGAATTTGGTAAGTCTGATGCTGATGGCAACTTCGCTACAGCACAAGATAAGCTAGATGCCCTCGTTAAGTCTTATATGGACGAGAACAAAATCAAGAAGAGCCAATATGCTGTAGCTTATGCCGCAGTTGCTAAGACCGATGAAGGTAAAGCTCTTATCAACAAATCCTATAAAGGAGAATAAATATGGCTGTAATGCAGTCCCGTGATACACGGTCTTTTGTTGCAGGTGAGAGCCTCACCGCAGCACAATTTAAATTCGTTACTCTTGAGAGTGACGGTCAAGTAGATCTGGCAGATTCTGCTGGTGAAAATTGCATTGGTGTTCTGTTGAATAACCCTGCCGCTGGAGCTGCTGCAACTGTAGCACTCTCAGGTAAGGTTATGGTAACCGCTGGTGGTACTATTGCCGCTGGTGCAGCCGTTGCAACTGATGCTTCTGGTGACGCAGTTACCGCAGCTTCAACAAATATCATCATGGGTTACGCTTTGGAAGCAGCTGTTGACGGTCAAGTTATGGCTATCGAGTTGATCCAAGGTGGCAACGCTGCTGCTTAATTGCAAGAAAGGAATAATTAAATGCCCTTGCTAACTCCATCCGCAGTGCATATTGACCAGCCGCTGACTAACCTCACGCTGGCCTACGCACAATCACAAGAGAACTTTATCGCTGATAAGGTTTTCCCAACTGTCGGTGTTTCAAAACAATCTGACAAATACTACATCTATGACCGTGCGAACATGAACCGTACTGGTGATGTAGCTAAATTGGCTCCACGTACAGAAGTAAACCGTATCGGTATGACTTTGTCATCCAGCAGCTACTTTGCTGACGTATACGGTCTTGGTATGGACTTCGATGAGCAGACTTTGGCTAACGAAGATGCTATGTTGGACATCCGTTCTGCTGGTGCTGAAACCTTGGCGATGCGTCTGATGATCCATCGTGAAGAGCAGTTTGCAACCAACTTCTTCTCAACAGGAGTTTGGGGAACAGACAACACATTGTCAGGCACTTCACAGTGGTCAGACTACACCAACTCAACACCAATCCAAGATGTAACTGCTGCTCGTCGTGCAGTACAGTTGGCTTCTGGTGGCTTCAAGCCAAACACAATGGTTGTTGGTAAAGAAGTACGTGATAAACTGATCAATCACCCAGACATTCTGGCACGTTTGAACGGTGGCGCAACTGTAACTAACACTGCGTTGATCACAGATGCTAAGTTGGCTGAAATCTTTGAAGTAGAGAACTTCTACATCATGGAAGCTGTCAAGAACTCATCAGTAGAAGGTGTTGCAGAAAGCAATGCGTTCATTGGTGGTAAGAATGCTCTGTTGGCTTACACACCAAACAATGCTGGTCTTATGTCACCAGCCGCTGGTTTGACCTTCGCTTGGAATAACCTAGAAGGTGTGAACAACTTGGGTATCACTGTTGAGTCATTCTCAGATGATGCTCTGAAGCGTCAGCAAATTGCTGAGATGATCCAAGTTAAAATGTCTTACGATATGAAAGTCGTAGGCGCTGACTTGGGTTACCTCTTCGCTTCTGCTGTAGCTTAATTTCTATCGGTGGGGGCTGTAGTGGCCCCTACCACTCTCCCTGACAAAAGGTAGTACAATGATCCGACAAGAGAATATGCCATTTCAACTAGACCGTCCAGTATTTGTTAAGTACCCATTTCAATCTTGGGGTAGGGTACTACAGAAGGGTGACGAGTTTAAATGGAAAGAGATAGGTGTAACTGAAGAGAAAGCACTGATCTTATATAAACAAGGTTTCATTTACCATAATCCAGAGTTTGAAGTAGAACTTCAAGTTGGTGATGGACTAGAGCAACTAGATGTAGATGGATTACATGGCCTTGTAGACAGTATCAACGCTAAAGTAAAGTCTAAGACTAAATCTGACACCGAGTTTCAAAAGAAGAAGTGTAAGAAGTCTAAGATAGTTGATAAACAACGTGGGCTTATTCGTAGCTGGCGTAGAAATTACGGACACATGGAGACCTAATAATGGCTTGGAGCTATGACGAAACTGACTTAGATATTACTACAGCTTCTGGTCGTCTAAATGCTGTACGTCTTCTCTTGGGAGATACTGATCAAAATGATCAACAGACTTCTAATGAAGAAGTTATTTTTGGATTAGCTCAAACTGGTGATAACATCTACAGAGCCGCATCTTGGTCTGCCAGAACCATAGCTGCACAATACTCTCGTAGGGTTACTCAAGA